GTTGGGATCGCTGACTGGAATCACTTCAACAATGTCGTAGTCTTCGCGCTTGGCTGTGCGATCTCCACCAGCGGGCTCGTAGTCATAGTCCTCCGGCATGTTGTCTCTGATGATGTTCTTGAGAAGTTTGAACTCCTCTTTCATCGAGTTGTGCACGCGGGCTTGAACTGCACCCATGATCTTGAGTTGTCTCTCAAGCAGAGCAAGTGTCGTACCTACGGGAGCCTGCGCACTCATGTCCGACATCTTCATGTCTGCGATAGAACCCAGACGCCTACCTTCTTCCGTAATCTGATTCAGCAGCGCCAGCAACACTTGCGACGGCTCCTTGTACGGGAGCGTCATGATGTTGTCCTTGATAGACCCGCTTGGGATATCTACATCGCGGAACTCACCCGGTGCTATCGGTGTATCGTCACCCTTAACACGCAGACCCCGAGACTTCAGGCCACCGGGAAGGTTGGCGAGTGTCCCTGCGTCAACAAGCTGACGTATAAGAGAAGTACCAGCACGAGCATAACCACCAATAATGTGAATAAGCCCCATACCATACGCGCCAAAGCCTGGAATATAGTCGTACTGAACCAAATGCTGACGTTTCGCATATGTTGAATCATCCTCATTCCAATTTCTGTAAATAGCAAGAACTTCATCCGTGCCGCGATCAATGGTGATAATGTAAGGAACTGCAATCTCATCTTCTGTCTCATCGCCCGGCATCACATAATCTACTTGAATTTCCGCTAATTGATAGCGGTCGTCATCAGTTATGGAATAGCCTTGTTCTTCGGCTTTTTTCTTCTCAACATCGTTATAAATACTAACCGGATCACCCATGTCAACATCACGGTAGAAACCTGCAACTTGCAGTTTCTTAATGTCATTTTTTGTCTTACGCATTAAGTGTGTAACGCGCTCAGCGGTACGTGCGCCCGATGACCCATAAGGGATGATCACATCCTCGGCAGGCAGGAAGATCGCGGTCTGTCTTTTAAGACCCGGATCATAATAAACTTTCTTGAAGGCCGCGCCCGCAAGACCTAAATTAAACAACATGCGCTCATGCTCAGGACGATACTCAGGCATCTCCTCAGTCAAGCGATAATTCATATCATCTCTTACACGTTCTGCAGCTTCCTCTTTAAGGCGATCAATCGCCCCAATGATTTCCGTTTTAACAGGCCCCGCAGCAGGGAACGTTTCCGTGATAGTCTCACTCTGAAACCTAATCGCCGCTTCCGTGAGTACAGTAGAAAACACTCCACAAGCGCCGTTCCACGGCTCAGTTCTTTCCTCATATTTCATCCCTAATACTTCAAGACCTTTAACGTACGCATCTGTCCAGTCTTTGCGACTGGCAATATCCGCATCTACTAATCCCATTAACTCAGACGCAAGATTACCCAGCTCGCCCTCGTCCATATCTTCTGCAAGGTTGGCATCAAACTTATCACTTGCTTTTTTGCTGTCTGGCAATAGCTCAATCTCCATGCCGCCCATGCTAATACTCATAGAGTCTGGATCTTCAACCTCAATCTCAATTGCGTCCTCGGGGACCATACTTTGATCTTCCATTCCGGGAATCAAAGAATACAGAGCTTTATCAATATTAGTAGCCATATATCATCCTCAATAGAACACCGCATTACGGCGTTTAAAAAACTTTTGTTCTTCCGGTTCGTCGGAAGGCAAGCGAAGAAAACCCCCCTGCCTGAACCGCATCAGTGCAAGGGTGGTCGCATCCACCAAGTCGTCGTGCTCGCCAGACGGAAATGCGGCAATCTCATCGACTGCTTCTTCCGCCCAAGTAGTACGGGGAACCCATACTTTCCCTGACGCAATTATGTCCGAGACCGAGTTCAAACGGGCAATTTTGTCTTGACCCCTACTCGGCGTGTATTCCTGAACTGGAATACCCATCGCTCTTAACTCATATATCAGTGGTGCGCCGGTGGCTTTCTTCTCAATAATTACACCGTCCGGCTCCCACTCGTTGTACTCTTCAAACACATCCTTCTTGAGCTGCACCCACTCCACACGTTTCCTGTACACATTGAGCAAGATGATGTTTGGCAAGCTGTGATCTTCGTCGTTGTAGAAAACCCCCCACGTCATGCCCACTGAATAGTCAGCACGGTTGGACTTTTCAAACGCGGTGTCCCACGACTGCAAAATGTAGTCACATACCGGCGGTTTCTCATGTTCCCACCATTTCCACCAGTCCCGCTTAATGATCGCGCTCTCATTACCGACTGGGTTCTGCTGGTACTGTGCTTGCCACTTCGAGTTAGGCAACTCTTGCCGCAGGGCTTCCAACTCTCCCAAAGACCAAAACTCAGGCCATAAGGGTTTACCCGAGGGCATAATGGCAGGGAACTCAATCACCTCCCACTGCTCTCCACCACGGGCAGCGGCAGCTTTAAGTACCTGACCTGTTAAATCTCGCTGTGCCCAACGAGTCATCACGACTACGATAGACCCGCCCGGCTGAAGTCGCTGGCGCGGACCAGACGTATACCATTCAGTCACTTTATCGTACACATCCGGATTACTAGCGGCCATTGCTGCTTCTTGCTCTGAGTGCGGATCGTCAATAATCAGGATATCGGCACCCTTGCCGGTCACCGTACCGCCCACACCAATCGCAAAATAGTCGCCGCCCTTGTTGGTATTCCACCTTCCAGCGGCTTTAGAGTCCTGTTGGAGCTCAAAATCGGGAAAAATCGCCTTGTAAACGTCAGAATCGACCAAATTTCGCACTTTTCGGCCAAATCCGACCGCTAATTCGCCCGTATTTGAGCTTTGAATGATCTTTTTGTTAGGGTATTTACCTAAAAACCACGCTGGAAGCAGGTAAGACGCAAATTCTGACTTCGTGTGACGTGGCGGCATGTTGATAATCAGTCGTTTGCACTGCCCGCTTGCCACTCTTTCAAACGCTTTGGCCATAATCTTGTGATGCCTGCCCAAAATGAAGGTTGGCCAGCACTTATTCACAAACCCCAAGAACGTATCTCTGGCTAACTGCTTCTCCAGCATCAATTCTTTGTGAGAGAGGTCCGCGAGAATGACATCCTTCTGATTCTTTGTTAACAGGTGAAGATTAGCCAGCAGCGCCTTGAGCTCCGGGTCTAAGTTATCAAGCCCGTCCACATCGTCAGACATTCTCTTCCTCCTCGGGCGGCTCTTTGGGCGTTACGTCCTCGATCACCTCGGGGTCCTCAAATTCTTTGCGCATGTCCAAGTCTACGGACGGCACATCAATCGCATTCAACTTCATCATCTTGCGAATCTTGTCTTTGATGGCCTCGTCAATGTCCGAGATGTTGTGATACGTCACGGTAATCTCAGTTTTCTCGGTGAACAGGCCCACGTCGCTGATCTTGCCCAACATCTCCGTTGCTTTTATTTCGATTCGGGGGTCGCCGCAATCGGCAAGGGTTAGAAGTTTGTTGGTCACAACTAAGCGCAGCTCTGCTGCGTCGGCAACGATTGGGTTGTTGTACTCACGCAACATTGCACTGATGCGTTGGGCGACTGGCACCTTCTCTAAAAGTGCAGGGGCTGTATCAGTTCTGGTACGCGGTCGGCCGCGTTTGGGCTTATCCAACATGGCGTCTTCAAACTGCTTCTTTGCAATTTCCGAGAACTGAGCAAATACCTCGTCAGCCTCTTCTTGTGCAATCGGGGAGTCTTCAATATCAGCGCCCAGTCCTTCTAAGACGGCGGCTGTGTTTGCGGCCAGTTGCATGTCTTCACGCAAGGTCGCTGCTTTGTCTGGTTCGGTACTTTTAGGATACGGAACCGTTTTATCAATATCAAGTTTTATCATGGAGGAAAAGGGTGCACTCCAAAAGGTGTTTGGATTCTACATGCATGGAACCAAATTATGCAAGGGGGGTGTCAAAAATATATGGGGGGTGGGATTTTGTGGGACCCGAATTAACACCCGGGGGGTGTTTTTAAATTTTGCTCTTCCATTGCGCGGAACACTGTGTATGTATGTGTGATGGTACCTA